CCACCAAGACTTAAATTAAATCCGCCGCTGCCTATACTAAAGTTTAATCCACCTACACTACCGCCTATTCCAAATCCACCTGGACCAAAGCCTGCTGTTATACCACCAGCACTAAAACTGCCACTTGTAATACCTTGTGGACCAAATTGGAAGTTTGCAGGTCCAGCACTAAATCCACCGCTTAATCCGCCTTCAGTTAAACTTAAACTTAGAGGTCCAGCGGTTATGTTACCGCCTGAAATGTTACCTGCGCCGTCAAAACCTAAACTTAATGGTCCAGCAGTTATACCTTGTATCTTTCCGTCTTGAAATCCAATACCTGCATTACCTACACGAAACCCGCCAAGCTGACCGTCTTGTATTATTACACCAGCATTTCCGTTATCAAAGCCAAAACTTGTATTATCTTGTGTTACCCTAGCAAACAAACCGCCCGCGTTTATATTAACTCTTACATCATTGCCAATAGTGTTAGCAATAGAATTACTAGCTTGCCTGCTAAAACTTTGAGGACTACGATAGTCTGTATTTTGTCCTCCAACATTTATTCCTAGAGATTGCAACGCATTACTAACTGGATTTTGAGGTAATCCAATCGGTGTAGTGCTTACAGCACCGTTGTTTACTCCATATACTTGCGGAGTACTTCTTACTGGATTTCCCCTGCTATCTCTAACAGGATTTCCGTTTCCATCTGTTACAATACTCATGTTGCCCCCTTTTTATCGATCACGTTGTGGTATCTCAGGATATTTTATGCCCTCGCCGCTATCCCATACATCACTAATTAATGATCTGTCTTTTGCTAGTCTTGATTCGTCTTCAACTGGAATATGAATATCTTGACTATCTGGCTTTGCTTCTGTTTTATCAGGAGTAACTGCTGCCGGATCCCAATTTTCATGCCCACTCCACGGTTCGTGCTGTGGTACTCTTGCAGGAAATAATGCTGCTAACGCAACTTCTTCGATTATTTTCGATTCTTCCGAAACAGTTGCTTCGGTTGCTTCAGTAGCTGCTGTTGCTTTGGCTGCTGTAGGTCCGTTCATGTGAATCGGGTTAGCAGTTTCGTAATGACCTTTACTGTTTATATTGCTATTACCACTACTGGTTATGTTTGTATTGCCTGTTGTAAGTGTTTCAAAGTTGCCGCCACTGGTGATTTTTGTAGTTTCTCCTACAAGTATTTCCATATTAGTACCAACTTTTAATTTCATACTACCGCTTCCAGCAATACCTTCAATGCCTTCTAGTGCATTTATAAACAAAGATTTATCTGCTGTGATATGTGTGTTTTCAAATGAATGACTAAACAGATTCTTTTCAGTTAAAACGTGCATATCTTGAAGCGCAGTAACATATGTTTGCAAATAACTGTTGAATAAGTTTCTTTCTCCTGCTGTAACATAATTGTCTTGTACAGCGTACAGTTCAATATTTTTTGCAGCACTAGTTTTGTATGTTTCGCCTACACGATTTTCTATATTCTTACCAACAGTATGATATTGATTTTCTACAGCATTAGTGTTTATATTTCTACCTGCTTCTAGATTAATATCTCTATCTGCAACAAAATTTATATCCTGTTCACTGTGAACACTAATACTATCTTGTGCATATATGTCAATCTTGCCATTGCTAGTAAGTTCAATCCAACTAGTTCCTCTACCGTTACCAATATAAATTAAATCTTCACTATTATGCAGCAAAATTTGATGACCTGTACGTGTTCTAAAACGTATCATTTCGTTATGAGGAATTGCTTTGTCACCACCAGATGATGTTTCTTGATCTATATACTCATAAGGAGTATCTTGAGCAGATCCTTTACGCAGTCTTTTATCATCACCGTCATCAATAACAAAACTTTGTCCACCTAATCTACTTTTTGGTACAATAGCTTTGTTATTCTTAGTTCCTCGTTGTGCTCTTGGTCCTGCTTTATCACTTGGTCCAGGACTACTGATACCATATACACTACTAGGTATTTCTCTTCTTGCACTAGTGCTTGTTATTCCTCTAATGTCGTCTTCGGCTAATCCACTTTCTTTTAATTTTTCAATAAATTTTAAATTTAATGCTTTTTTATTTTTTGTAGGATCTTTTTGCTTGTCGCCATCAGTCCTTTTATTATATTCTGCGGTTGGTAATTTTTTACCTTTAACACCTTCGGGCGGTTTTCCTTTATAAAATTCAGTAGCTGGTTGACCACCAGGTACCATAAAATTCATAAATCTGTCTTGAACACATGCAAACCAATATCCTCTATTAATATCACCATCTACAAATCCGCATAACACTCTTGTTCCTACATCCGGCGGCACTGCCCAAAATCCATAGCTTTGCTGTGTATCAGAATATGCATCACCAGGCGTTAAATGTTCTGCAGGAGTAGTGCCATAAAACACTGGTGCATAATCTACATCAACAGTTTCGCCTTCATCCTCTAATTCGTTTCCTGATGTATCAAAATTAATTAATGTTACTTTTAGTGCGCCCATGTAATGAGGATCCATATGACTAACAATACGTCCTATTTTAAAGCCATATTTTTTTGCAGCTTCTGAATCCTCCTGAGTTCTAGTCACTTGATTATTTTTTGTATTATCTTGTGTCATTACGTTTCCTTAAAACGGGCTGTACGGCCCAGACTGACCTGATTGTAGTATTGGTTGAGAATCTTCACTCGGTACTTCGTCTTGATTTCGAAGCCTTAATAAATTTAATCTCTGTGTAAATTTACCGCTATTAATTGTATTTGTAATAGTCAATACTCTATATAATCCACTAAATGCGTTTACTGCTATACTTTGATCTTCTGGAAAATACATTGTATTATTTTCATTATAATCTATAGGTGTTCTAAAATTAACAATTACACTAGTTTCACTTCTTTGATAATCTAAGCTACCATCGCTATTGAGAAACAGAGCTGCTTCAGTACTATTATAATTTCCCATGCCGCTATCTGCCATAAAATACGGATCACCAAATATATCTATATCTAACTCTAATAAATCTACATCACTATTAATAATTAAATTATGAAATTGCTGTGCAGCAGAAATTTTACTGTTACTAATGCCATTGCCGCCGGCAGAACTAGTATTAGAAGTTAACACATTTCCAGTTTTTGCTAAACCTCCTGGATTTTGTGCATTGGAACTGCCTCCTATTTGCACATATTCAACTGCGCCTTGCCTTGTATTATCCTGTGTATTGCCAGTTGCATGATCTCCAGTAATATTGCCAAGATCTGTTTTTAAACCAACAAAAAACGCTGCATTAAGTCTTATATCAAAATTTATAATATCGCTATTAGCACCAGTGTAGATGTAATTGTATTCTTTTGCTACAGCATTAGCCATAGGACTGTATCCAGGGCCTCCTGTAGTAGGCATTTGTATGGTACTCATATGAACTTTATAAGGAACTACTTCATATATGTAAGTTCTTGCTAATCTTCCGCTGTGTCTTTGCTGAGTTTTATTTGAATCTAGTAATACTTTACTTTGTACTCTAAACCAATCTACATAACCATTAGAGTCAGGAGAAACTTCAGTTAAACCTTGCCCCCATTTACTGCTTAATATAACATCTTCTATAATTTTTGTAACTTTTGTATTTTGTCCATAGTTGTAAACACGTAATTCGTCATTAAGTGTAATATTACTCCTATCAAATACATCATTTTTATATTTTGATCCTTCGGTAGGCATCGGACTTTTACCTGCTTCTGAAAATCCATCGATAATTTTAGCTGCACCAAAGTCATTGAGTCCTATTGACTCTGCTACACCAAACTGCGTACCTTGTGTTGCAACAAAGTTATCAACATAATTTTTTATACTAGGATCGATTGTATTTTGCCCTACTCCGCTATCCAGTATACCTGTTTGAAAACCTGATATTACTGCGCCAGGCACTCCTGGGTTGTCTACATCAATAAATTGCGCTGCTCCTATTTGAGTAGCTTGTAATGTTCCTAAATTATTAGTAGACGAAACACTTGTTGGAAATATAATTGCAATACTATCAGCTTCTACTTCTTTACCTTCAGCAGTTTGACGTTGTAAGTTTGCATTTAGTACTGTAGATAAACTAAAAGGCCCATCTTGTAAGACTTCTGCTACTGTTCTTCCGGTAATTTGTATATCGCTATTTGTTCTTTCAATTTGATCAAAAAATGCAGTTTCGTTCCAAGGAATAGCTTCTATATTATATGTACTACCGCTTGAGTTTACATNAAATTGCAAATCTGTTAGTTGNATAGGATAGTGTCTTGTTAGGTTGTCAGTAACTACCACAGGATTTCCGTTGTCATCATATCCTATAAATTCAATTGTTAACAAATAAGGAGTATCTAAATAATTTACGTATTCATTTCCATAGGCTTCTTTAGCTGCAATTGCCAAAGTTTGTAAGAAAAGTCCCATACTATATGGTTCTACTACTTCAAAATTTACTGAAGTAGCGTTTGAACTTCTTGTTGTACTATTATTAGTAACTAAACTTTCAATGTTTACATTATCAATAAAATATTCTAATTTGATACCTAATCTATCTTCATAATAGGTTGTTGTTTTGTTTGTGGCTCCGCCGCCTGAACGTAATAATACATTGCTAGGCTCTCTTATTTTATAAGTCGAGTTAGGTGAATTTACTTCGTTTGCAGTTAAAACTGATAACGTAAAAATTGTGTTAAATGTACTAAATGCATGAAGCGGATTAATTAAAGCCATTAGATTCCTAATACCCTTTTAATGTTTGAACTCTTAGGAAGATAGATTTGTGTGCCTGCTTTAAAATCGTTAACTGGATCTTCAATTGTATCCATATTACGTTGAGTAAATACCCACCATAACTTACTCGTTCCGTAAATATCGTAAGCTAACAAATCTGGTCTGTTTTCATATTGTGCTTCAATTGTGTAAACAATATCATCATCTTGTGCAGGAACCGGTCTTATAGAAAAATATCCTAAAGACCCGTCTTGTGCATATGGAGTTGTTTTATAAGGACTGGAACTACTATAATCTGGCATTATAAATATCCTTGTTCAATTAAATTACCATTAACAAAATCGTCTAAACTAAAGTTGTTAACTTTATTTCTGCTGTATGCTACTTTAAATACACATGTAATAGTGCTAAGTGTAGGCACCATACCGTTATTACTTAAACCAAAACCATCAATGTCTGCTCCTGTAGCAAATTCAGATCTAATGTAATCAACATCTGCAGGCAAGTCAACTGTAAAAGAAGTTAATAATACAGGAATGTTTTTCATTACATAATCACCATACCCGTTTAATCTCATAAGAGGAGGAGGTGATCCTTTATTACTAGTTTGACCATACGCCATTTTGCTTACACTTCGTAAAAAGTGTACTGCTGCAATCCAATACTTGCCATCTTCAGAATTTTGCACAGGAAATTGTCCTGCAATTTGAATATCTTCAACTCTACTGTTCTCATACTGAGGAAAAGCATAATTATTATGAGTAGGACCAAACTCAGAATAGTTTGCACTATGGCTAAGTAACACTGTAGGAACGGTAGGCCATACCAAGGAGTTATTTGTATTTTTTAATGGAGCTAAAACAGGGCTACTACTAAATGCACCAGTAGTGGGGACACTTACACGCACTCTCCAATCATCGGTATAATCATTTGTGTAGCTAAAACTTGCTTGTGCAGCATTAGCTTGCGCAGGTTCAGCACCTGGCAATATGTTTCTACTCCTAAATCCAGACATTAGGTCATTTACATTACCTAAAAAGTCTGCTATAGGTGTGTTGTTGTTAGGTTGGTTGCCAGCAAAGGTTGACGGCGAACTTACTCTATTACTCATGGTAGTCTCCTATATAGTATTTAGTTGACAAAATTAAGTGCGTGTATTATAATGTAATTAAATTAAGGAAATTAAATGGCAAAAAGAGTAAACTACTTAAACAACAAAGACATGTTAGCTGAAATACATCGTTCAAAAGCAACATTTTGCAGTTATGTATCGCCCGAATATGCAACATACGATATCATACTGCCTAGCCTTGACAAGGTGAACATACGAACGGTAGCAGAAGCAAAAAGAAACAAAGCAAAAATACAAAGTCAACGTGCTTATGAACAGCAAAAAGCTATTAATAAAAAAACTAAAATGGCAGAATGCGAAGTTGACTACAGAACAATTAAAAAACAAGATTTAGTATTTAGAATCATGATGTTTGATCACATCCCCGAAGAACCTGGACGTAAAAAGAATCCAAAAACCGTTGCAGATACCAAAACTAAACTAAATTTTCCTCCTTTTCAGCATTACAAATATGATGAAAACGACGAGTTAGTATGTATTGGTAAAAGTCATTGGGTAGGTGGAATGGAAAACGGACATTTTGATAAGACACATGGGCAAGCAACCAATAAACTTGCAATGATGTGGTTAAAATTAGTTGATCGTTATGCTACAAGAGGCAATGTACGTGGATATACCTACAACGACGAGATGAAAGGACAAGCAATCCTGCAATTATCACAAATAGGCTTACAATTTGACGAATCAAAGTCAAACAACCCCTTTGCATACTACACTGCGGCAGTAACTAACAGTTTTGTACGTGTTATCAACCTAGAAAAACGCAATCAAAACATTAGAGACGACATTCTTGAAATGAACGACATGAATCCATCGCATACAAGACTACATAGCGGCGAATGGGAAGCAGCATTAAAGCGTGAAAAGAAATCAGGTTGACCTATAGAGTATTTTGTTATACAATAGCTTGAAACAACCGGAGAAATTATTTGTTTAAGAAAGCGGCAGTGTTTACTGACATACACTTAGGTATGAAAGGCAACTCTCGAGTCCATAACCAAGACTGCGAAGACTACATAGATTGGTATATTGAACAAGCCAAGGCACATAATTGCGAAACTGGCTTGTTCTGTGGCGACTGGCACCATAATAGGAACAGTCTTAACCTTACAACTATGGATACAACCATTAGGCTGCTAGAAAAACTAGGTGCTGCCTTTGAAAACTTCTATATGTTTGCTGGTAACCACGACTTGTATTACAAAGACAAACGTGATGTCAGCTCTACGGAGTTTGCAAGACACATTCCGGGTATAACTGTCATAGAAGATATGCAAGTTATCGAAGATGTAGCATTGGTTCCGTGGCTTGTAGGCGACGAATGGAAGAAGATTGAGAAGTTAAAGGCAAAATACTTGTTTGGTCACTTCGAACTTCCATCGTTTTACATGAATGCTATGGTACAAATGCCAGACCATGGTGAATTAAGAAGCGAACACTTCAAGAATCAAGAGTATGTGTTCTCAGGCCACTTCCACAAGCGTCAGAAGCAGGGTAAGATCCACTATATTGGTAATGCTTTCCCGCATAACTATGCAGATGCTTGGGACGATGAACGTGGTATGATGATATTAGACCGTGAGAACAATGTAGAACCGTTGTACATCGACTGGTCAGAGTGTCCTAAGTACCGTACAGTTAAGTTATCCAAGCTAATTGACGAAAAAGATACGTTTATTAAAAGTAAAATGTACTTGCGTGTTAACCTAGACATTGATATTAGCTACGAGGAAGCTAGTTTCATTAAAGAAACGTTTATGGAACAGTATAATTGTAGAGAAATCACTCTTATACCTCAAAAACACCTAGAAGAAATTACTACAGACTTAGACATTGAGCAATTTGAAAGCGTTGACCAGATTGTTAGCAACGAAATACTAGCAATCGATAGTGATAACTTCAATAAGTCGGTGCTATTGGAAATATATAACGGATTAGAATAACATTATGATAAAGATCAAAGATCTCACAGTAAAGAACTTCATGAGTGTGGGCAATGTTACCCAAGCAGTTGACTTTAACGAAGAACAACTAACACTAGTGCTAGGTGAGAACCTAGATCAGGGTGGCGACGACACTGGATCACGCAACGGTACTGGTAAGACAACCATTATCAATGGATTAAGCTATGCATTATACGGCACAGCGTTAACAAATATCAAACGCAACAACCTTATTAATAAAACCAATAGCAAAGGCATGTTGGTTACTCTTAATTTTGAAAAAGGTGCTAACAAATATCGCATCGAGCGTGGCAGATCACCAAATATATTTAAGTTTTATATAAACGACCACGAACAAAAAGAAGAAGTTGACGAATCTCAAGGCGATAGTCGTAAAACACAAGAAAGTTTACAAGAACTACTCGGTATGAGTCACGATATGTTCAAACATATCCTTGCTTTAAACACATATACCGAACCTTTCCTTAGTATGAGAGCAAACGACCAACGTGGCATCATTGAACAGCTACTTGGTATTACTATCCTTACTGAAAAAGCAGGTTTACTTAAAGAAAAAGTAAAACAAACCAAGGATGCTATTACAGAAGAAACAATAAAAATTAATGCTATCGAAAGTGCAAACAAAAAAATTGAACAAAGTATTGAAACACTTGCTGGAAGACAACGTGCATGGCAATCAAAGAGTAAAACTGATGCTGCAAAGTTAGATGCAGCTATTATTGAGTTAGAAAAACTTGACATTGACACAGAACTTGATGCACATGAAAAACTAACTAACTGGACTGAGTTGAATAATCGTATTACAAGCCTTAACAAAGAAAAAGCAACACTTGAAAGCGCACTAATGAGAGCAACCAAGAGTGTCGATAAGGCAGAAAAAGACATCACAGATTTAGATGATGCAACATGTTATACTTGTGGACAAGCTCTACACGAAGATAAAAAAGCAGAAATTGAATCAAGAAAGCAAAAAGAATTAAGTGATGCTGTTACATATCAGTCTGAAGTTGCAAATAAATTAGAATCTACAATGGCACTTCTAAACGATATTGGAGACATTAACGGACGTCCTAATACATTTTATGAGAATGCAAAGGAAGCATATGAGCATAGAAACAATGTAGATAATCTACGTGCAGCATTGATAAGTAAACAGCAAGAAGAAGATCCGTATCAAGCACAAATTGACGATATGACTAACACAGCGTTACAAGAAATAGATTGGCAACCTGTAAATGAGTTAACTAGTTTAAAAGATCATCAAGAGTTTCTTCTTAAACTATTAACAAACAAAGATAGTTTTATACGCAAAAAGATTATAGATCAAAACTTAGCGTATCTAAACAATAGGCTCACACATTATCTAGATAGATTAGGCTTACCACATCAAGTTAAATTCCAAAACGATCTAACTGTTGAAATTACTCAATTAGGTCAAGACTTAGACTTTGATAACTTGAGCAGAGGCGAACGTAATAGGTTAATATTAGGAATGAGTTTTGCATTTAGAGACGTTTGGGAGTCATTGTACCAAGGTATCAATTTAATGTTTATTGACGAACTTATTGACAGTGGAATGGACACTGCTGGTGTTGAAAGTGCGTTACATGTTTTAAAGAAAATGGGTCGTGAACGCAACAAAAATGTTTTTCTTATTTCACACAAAGACGAGTTAGTAGGAAGAGTGAATCATGTACTAAAAGTAATCAAAGAGAACGGATTTACATCATACGAAAACGATGTTGAAATTATAGAATGACAGATACACAAGACAAATTAGCACAAACATATCTAAAATATTTTGAGGCAAACGAAAAATTTGAACGCAGGCCAAGCGAACGTACCAAGCGTTCTGCAAGAAGAGAACTTAGGCATTTAATAAACTTAGCAAAGCAAAGGCAAGAAGAAATAAAAAATACTTACAACGAAGTGTTAGAAGACATTAGGCAAAATCAGAAATGGCAAAAGAAAAAATAATCAATGGTACATAATGTATGCATTGGAAATACAAAGGAAAAAAAGTTGAATCGATACCAGATGAATACGAAGGCTTTGTATATCTAATAACAAACATTAAGACAAAACAAAAATACGTAGGCAAAAAGTTAGCAAAATTTAAAACAACTAAGCCACCATTAAAAGGCAGAAAAAACAAACGTCGAGGCTACAAAGAAAGCGATTGGCGTGAATACTGGGGAAGTTCAGACAGACTGAACGAAGATGTAAAAAACTTAGGCGAAAAAAATTTTACTCGTGAAATACTTTACTTCTGCAAAAGCAGAGCAGAAATGAGTTACATTGAAGCACGAGAACAATTTGATAGGCGAGTATTAGAAACAGACGAATACTACAACGGTATCATCAATGTTAGAGTTGGTGGATCAAACAAACTACGCCAGGCACTACTAGAACACAAATAGGCTATATATTGAGCTCTAAATAAAATCCAAGATCCAGCCGAGGTAATGCTCGTCGCCGGTGGTGTGGAATGCTCACGTGAAGGAACATACGATAGGTTTTAAAGGATAGTGGCTCTGAGAAAAAGCAACCACGTGGTAAGTATTTTCGCTTGTTAGGGAATTACTACCTTCCGTTGATATGACAAAGCTAGAGTAGGGGGATACAGGTCAACCGCCTCCGACAATGTAAATTGAATCTCTTTTAACAAGATGGCTGAAGCGACTCGAATAATGCGCTTACCATGTTTGCCCGGCAACGGGCAAATTATGACTTCACAATCTGAATAATACTAAAAGCATATGCATAGCATATGCCTTATTAATATTGTTATCAAGAACTTATAGTTCGTGTTGAGTGTAACGAAAACACAGTTGAACTTTGTTCAACTTATAATAACTAAATACATTATAATACTTGGAACAGTTCTAAATGAAATTAAGTGATGTAACAAATAAAAGCAATTATATCTTAAAGGAATCACCTAGCGTTAGTATTCCTACAACTATAAGACAGATGGCTAATGGCTATATGTTTATAGCAGGCAATGATGTATTTAGATTTACTGTAGGCCAAGGTGGTATTACTACTATGCGAGAAGCACAGAGAATGGCCACTGAATTAAAAGATAAATGGAGTCTTAGAGGACAACGTCCTGGTTTACGAACTCAATTTGCAGATAATAAAGTAAATCCACGAATGCTTCCTGGTAATGCTAAACAGAGAGTTAGGCAAATAGGTGCAATCAACAGAGCATCCTTTCCAAAAACAACTGCCTTAATGAATAGCGGCTTTGGTAAAGTCTTTATGCGTTTGTTAAGAGCGTTCCTTGTAGAAGAACAAATTAGAAATAGTATACTTATAACCATGGCAAATATCGAAGGTGAATTTGCTGCTGGTGAAATTACCGAAGCTGAATATGTAGATAAAATACAAGTTGCTTGGGGCATGTATGCTGTACAACTTACAGCAATTATGTTGGCTACACTAAGAGCCGGTAAAAGCGGTGCAGCAATTATTAGAGGCATACGAACTATTGTAAGAAGCGGCCAACTTGCAGTAGGAGCAAGTGGCATTGGTACTGTTCCGGCAATATTAAGTGCTATTGCAACAGAAGCTGGATTTCAACTTGCAATATATTTAATTAGTAACCCTGCTGTACAAAAAGCATTAGTTGATTGGATAGTTGCTTGGGGTCAAGAATCCTTGTTTGGTTCAATGCTTCAAGGTGTCGTTGAAGGAGCAGGAACTCTTCTAAACGGTGCAGCGTCAGCACTGAATAAT